AGCGAGGCAGCGCCCACATTACCAACGATGTCTACATTCGTTGTTCCGGTTGGGATTCCCAGAACGGTGGCATCCGCATCGTTGACTAAGGTCACATCGTTCGTGCTGCCCTGACCTGTGATGATGGCCCCAAGGACATTTGTGTAGCCGACATTGGCAAGATCACCCGCCGAGGTGTCTCCGGTGGCGATAAAGTTTGTTCCTTGAACATCCGCGCTCCCTGTAACCTTGCCCGTTACACCAAGAGTTCCAGCCATCGTGACATTTACGGTGCCCGTTGGAATCTCAATTACGTCTGCGTCTGCGTCGTTCTTGATCGTTACGTCGTTGGTGCTACCCTGACCCGTCAGGATCAGACCTTCGGCGGCAGTATAACCTATTGCGGCCTTGTCGCTGGCAGCGGTGTCGCCTAAAGCATTAAGCGTTCCGCTAGCCGTAATATCACCAGAAGCGGTTAACGTAGCGATCTGCAAATCGGATAGCGCGTTTACAACCGCCGCACCAGAACCCGCGCCGTCCATATAGACAACCGCCGACTTTCCATTGGTCACCGTAATGTTTGCTCCGGAACCCTGTGTCAGGATTACGGAATAAGGACCACTAGATCCTGAATCTGTCGTAGCGTTTATGACAATGAAAAAGGCGGATGTAGTGTTCGGAGCTACCGTAACGGTATTGTTTGCACCCAAGGCTCCAGTAAACCTAATTACTCGATACATACCGTCCTGAAGGTTCTCTGTTCCAGAACCTGGAGAAGCCTCCCTGACAGTAAGCGTGTGTGTAGTTCCGGAAAGTCCAACAGCCTTATATGAGGCGATGCGATCCAAGATATCTATATTGTGATTAGTGGTATCGCCCCAAGCTCCGGACTGTTCTCCGGAGCCTATCTTCTCAATACCAAAGCTAGTTGTGTACGATGATGCCATAATTTTATTCCTATGCCGCTATCTTAGTCCAATTTGGCGCTTGTGTGTAAGTTATCGGATTCCATCCCGCAATTTGCCCGGGATCTATCTTTTCCCAAATAAGAACTCGGCCAACCGCAGTTGATGCCTGCACTCCAGTAACCGGAACCGTTATGTCTACTTGTACACTTCCAACCGCAGTGGCTGCAACGAGACCTGTTGCGGAGAAGTTTGCTTCGCCTGTTGCAACAGCCGTTCCTATTTCAGCGGCAGCGGAAACACCCGTAACCGGAACCGTAATGTCTACCTGTACGCTTCCAACCGCCGTAGTTGCAGAAACACCCGTAACCGGAACCGTAATGTCCACTTGAACACTACCCGCCGCCGTAGCAGCGGAAACACCCGTAACCTCAACAGTACCCGGAGTATTCCAAGCGCCCGAGTTCCAAGCCGCTCTTCCCCATCCTCCAAGGTTAGGGTTGTCAGCCATTAGGCAATCCGGATCAATGCGTTGTTGGCGTCGTTGGCGGGCATCGTAATAGTAAAGTCACCCGCGCTTGACGACTTATCCGCGCCAAAGTTAATTACGCAAACAGACGGTTTGGCTGCGTGAGTAGTATCTCCGGCGGTTCCGGCATTGGCCAAAGTGGAGTTATAAATCAGAGCACCGCGAGCACTACTGATAGTAGCCGTGGAAAAAGTTACGTCGGCCATGTCGATAAATGCCGTGGGAACAGAACTACTGTTATCACCAAGGCCAATCGTAGCACTTGCTATAGCCGCGCCTCCCGCCGTGTAGTTTGTACCACTAACTTCATTGCCCACCGTATACCCTGTGGTGTCCACGTCGATAGACGAACTGTTCGTAAACATAGCCAGCTTAAACGTATCTGCTGCTATGGAACTTCCGTCTCCACGGGAATGTGAGGTCCAAAAATGGATTCCCGCGTTTATCTCTCTTTTGTAAGTACCGCAAATACCAGATGTTCCTACAGCCATTACAGCCTCCTTATAATCTCGGCCATGTCTTCATGGCCCTGTTTCTTCATCAAAGCCCAAATAGTCGTTCGTTCGCTCTGACACATTTTATTCATATAAAAGACTAGCACTTCTTTTAAACGTTGTCTGTGAGCATACGCTTGTTCCCGTATGACAGGAGGAGCGGTGTCCGAAACCGCCATTATCTTGTTCAAAGCCATCTCAGCTATGTCTTGCGGGGAATGTCCCCCGTTGTTGCTAGTGAACACCACCGCATCGCCAAGCTCGCTGGCGCTAACAGGACCGTGCATTACGCTACGTCCCTTCGGACACGGTCGTATCGGTACTGGTCACGAGTTTGTTTTCCTTCGCCCAGATTCTTCAACCACTGGATCGATTCTAAAAACCGGTCTGTGTATTGTTTTAAAATATCCGGTTCGCCTTTCATAAAGGTGTAAGCCTCCACAAGGCTACCGTACAGAAGGGCTAGCTCGGCATTGTCGCCTAGCCAAGTGGTTCCACTGGCAACCGTGGTTATAGAATCGGGCCTGTAAAAGTAATGTAGTTCCATCGTAAAGTTGTCGTTTGGCGTAGGGGCTATAAGAAAAGTAGCCTCGTCCCAGTCTCCATAATATTTAGGAACGCCTGTAGTTGCGGGATCCGCCGTAAAATCCTGGAGCATGGTTACCTGCTTATAGAGCAGAAATTCTTTGCTAGAAGAATTTATTACGCTGAGTGAATTTTGGGACAGAAAATCACTTGGTTTTTGCAGGTAGGCGTTCCCGCTAGATGCCGTACCCTGGGAAGACTTGCGAAACACATCTAATTGGCATTCTTTCAAAATACGTTCTTCTGCGTTTAAAATAAATCGTGGAAGCTGGCTGACAAACGTTGTTTCCGTGCTTTGAACGTAATCTTGTATAGCTGTCTTTAGCGTGGTGTATGTATATGCCATATCAAAAACTCATTTCGTGATGCTAACAGGACCGGCAGTGGCAAAAGATCCGCCGCCCGAAACACTTCCTGTAGTAGCTGTCCCGCTGCTGGCCGTGAAGGAATAAAAATAAGACTGGAAGTCGGTACTAGAATCCCCTGCAATAACAGTTATTGAATATCCGGAGGAGGATTCAATAACAGATTCGGTGAAACCGTCGAAGTCCTCCACACTACGAAACCGCACAACGTCCCCCGTGGACCTTCCATGTCCGGGTTCTAAGACTGTAATTACCGCAGAACCGCTTGAAGAAGACGTAAAAGCGTTAATAGGCAAGAGAACTTCTACCGCAGGTTCTGTGCGGGCGGGCCTGGGATCCTTGAGAGCCTGGGGGTCTGCTGGAGTTTTTACAACCATCAACTGAGGCTGCTTGGCTTCCCACTCGTCTTTTCCAACGAGCATACCGGTCCATTCCTTACGCATATCCCGCAAACGATATGCGGCACCCGAACGATCCGAAATGCCTTGGGCGTATTTATTTGAGGCATACCTAGCCATTACGAGGTCGCGCTCAAGTAGCTGTACGATGGTATGATACTAAAGCTAGCCCTGTCCCGATCTTCTTCAGCGGCTCTCAAAAACTCTTCTTCGTATATAGTCTTTAAGAGAGTAGTTCGTTCCGGGGCTATTTTTAAGGATAGGTAGTAAGCCAGACCTGCGGCCAAACAGGGGTAAAAACGAAACGGAACTTCTACGGTGTCTATCGAAGCATCCGCGTCGTCTATCCTCAACAGACGGTCATATATAAAAACATCCGTGCTGTTCTCGGGGGTGGGCCATATCTTAACAACAGGGGTAATTTGCCGGTCCACGTAATATTGAGTGGGCCTTCCTGTGGTTGTTTTAGTAGGGATGCTTAAAAAATCGTCGCGGCTCACCCTGCTTATAGAAATGTCCGTGCCACTACGACGTATCACAGAAGACAAGATGTCTATCGTTGACCGAACGTCCGTTATACTGGGATCCGCTGATATAGTTGTAGTTACGCCGGATTCATCGCTAGCAGAGCTAGAGATAGTTTCTCCGGCGGTAAAAGAACCGCTTGGTATGCTAAGAGTAATCGTGGTGGAACTTGGTTTAGTCAGAACTACGGCGGTGGACGCGCTCGTCTGACCAGTAATAGTGTTCCCAACGACAAGGTTGGTTGACGACCCTACCGTTGCGGTTATCGTACCTGCGGGGTATTCGGCTAGGCCGGACACGACCGTTTGACTGACTTGATTTATAGTCCATCGATTGAGACCTCTATTAGCCCAATCCGCAAAAAGAAAGTTTAACGAGCGACGGGACGTGACCGCGTCGTAACCAGTCCGAAATTCTGACCCGCAACGTTCAAACGCTTCTTCAACGTAATCTGCTACATTAGGCTCAAAGTCCTTAGATCCGGAAACCGCCATTGTACAAAAAACCTTTCACGTTAACTCCAAAGAGCCGCCTGCAAGGCCACGCCCAGTTGACCTAAGACTAAAACACCAACTGCCCAGAGAACCTTATGAACCCAATCTAACGACTTTTGTATGTGGTGCAGGTCGTTAGTTTTGATTGTATCTAGTTTTTGGTTGAGAAGTTTAAATTCTCCGCGAAGTTCTAGGATCTCCAGTTGGTTCTTGCGTCCTATGTTCTCAGCCACGTCTAAATCCTGCGCTAGTACTGTTTCAAACAGTAAAGCACGATGGAATACGTGTCCCCACTGCTGTGGCCGACGGTTGTAAGTTGAATATCTCCCGTATTGCCGCCGGAGGCCGCAACGTTAGGAAGACCGCTCATATCGGAATAGTCTAGCGTGTCGGAGTAATCAGCGGGAAGTTCCGCCGCAATAACATCCGTGGAAGCGTCCCAGAGAAGTTTTACACCCATTCCGACATTGGTGAACGTTATCTTCTCAATAGTAACCCCCGTGCAAGCCGTCCCGTCTTGCAGGGACTCGAGCGCGGACACATCTACTTTAACAACAGCAGATTCGCCGGATCCGTCGCTTGTGTTTGTACAATATATGACGGCCTTTCTAGCGCCGTCTTGCACGATGGTTTTTGTTACAGCATCAGCCATGTCGAACTCCTTATGAAAGGGTGGGAGCGGTTAAACTCCCACCCAAAACAAATTAACTTATAGTAGCAATAGGAGTGGACAGGGCCGTTGCCATCCAAGTGGAGTTGGTTCCGTCATCGGCAACGCAAGTCATCGAGATACGGGCATTAGCTACTGTTGAGTTTGGCAGCGTCAATGTATCGCCTGCAACATCGCTAACGGCATTAGCCGCTGTACCCGCTACCAGCGACAACATGCCTTGGAAATTAGATACTGCGGCACCCGGAAGTACGAACGTAGTTGTTACGCCTCCGCCGACAGCCACAGTAAGCTGAAAGTCATACGTCACGCCTACGTTGCCTGTAGACAACGCGGGAAGGTTAACAATATTTGCTGCTGCGCCGTTAATCAAAAACAAAGTTCCTGACTGAGCCGCTGTCAAGGTCTCTGTTTTTGCTCCGGCGGCATTGAAATCTGTGTTAACAGAGCGTCTGGCAGTAACAGAACCACTAGTGGCAATGTTGCCGCTGGCGTCGATGTCAAGATTGGTGGTAACCGCGCCCGTTACCGCAGCAACAGAAATCTGTTCAAAGCCGTTTTCTGAACGGACGGGACCGTTAAAAGTCGTATTAGCCATCTTCATTCTCCTTACGAGAGATATGCCCTAGAGTCTTCGTAAGCGTCTGCTGGGACAGTCGCTAGGGCTAGTGATTCCCAGAAATAAGTTAGGGGGAGAGAAAACCCTCCCCCTTAGTCTTATGCGCCTTTAGACCCGTACACGCAACGTGGATCAGAGTAACCGTAGCTGTAACGCTCACGGGCTTTGAACCGTACATTGCCTGTATCAAAGTCGCCTTCCATCTTCGTAGACATCGGCATACGCTCAAAGTGAACGAAACCGCGAGGAGCATCCGTCTTAATAAAGAATGCATCCGTATCCGTCAGATAGTGGTTAACGACATAACCCTGCGGGAGCATACCCATGTTACGCATTGCGTTAACATCGTTGTCCGCAGAACCTGGACGAAGAGTAGACTCAAGAAGACGATCCGCCACGAACTGAAGTGCGGGGGGGATAATCAACTTCTGTCCACGAACCGAAACTTTAAGGCCGCGCTCATCAACAAAGGCTGCAATGTCGATAAGAGCATTCTCAAGGCTGGTTTCGTTCAAGTCAGCATCTGTGCTGGGCTCGTTACGAAGCGATCCATTGTTTACAAGAGGATGGTCAGTAGCACAAAGCTCCTTACCATCACCACCAGCAAACGTGCTATCAAAAGCGTTGTTCAGCGTAGCTGCGCCCTTCACCTGTTTGGTGTTGGCCATGCTGCGTGCCAAAGCTTTCGTATAGCGAGAGGCGAGGCGATCATAAAGATTATCCTCGATTGCTTCTTCCGTAATGGAGAAAGCAAGCGCAATAGTCTCATGCGTGTACCGCGCCGTATACGCTTCTTGTGCATCATCAAAGGTAATCGCTGAACCTTCTTGCTTAACGGGTGCTGACCCAAAGCCTGAAAGCATCACTTCTTCTTCAAAAGCACGTTCTGAAGATTCCGTGTCATAGATTTCCGATGACTCATCGTCATATCGGGCATACTCAAGGCCGAAAAGGGCATTGAGTCCCGGCTCCAGCTCTTTCGCCAGTTGTGCTCTACTAATAGCCATTATTCAATCCTCTCCTATACGCCGGTAGTCGAAACAGTACCCGCCGCAATGGAACCTGTAGGTGCATTGAATGGGTTATTGATTCGAACAATTGCGCCAATTCCAGCAGCCGCAAAATCCTGATTTTCAGGATCT